ATTAAAGGATCTTCCAATAGATCAAATTTCAAAAGACGTACAAACTAGATATGTGGCTAAAAACCCTCAAGCTGCAAACCAACAACAAACTAATCCACAACCAGGAAACCAACCGCAGACCCCTGACCAACAATACGGAGATGTAAAACCCGGTCCAGGCCCACGAGGCGCAGAAACAGGAACCGCAGCAAATCCAATTACGGCTGACGCACTTCCTAACCCGGAAGACGGAACTACACAAACCACAGTTCAAACACCACAATCTAATCAAGGTAGTGGTGTAATAGATGCAGCACCGCAAACAGGACAAGGCAATCAAGGTGGCGTGCTCGATGCAGCACCACAAACCCCACAGGGAACACAGGGAGTTGGCTCGCAGCAAGTCGGAGCACAGAATCCACCACAAGGAGTTACTCAAGCTACAGCCCAAGCCCAACAACCCAAGATGCCGCAATCACCTGAAGAATGGGAACAATTAAAGCAACAGAATCCTCAGTGGTATGATTATTTAAGAAACAATCAACCACAAGTTGCCCACAACGAAATTGAAGGCGAAGTCATTCAGGAATGGGTAGATACAGCCAAAAGGATAGGTATTGGTTAAATCCAGCCGATTTTCGTAGCTATAGCAAACTCTTGTATGGTGACTTTTCGCCCCACCATCTCTGATAGACTATCAATAAAATGTTGGGCAATGTCTCTTTGCGTAGCTGCAAATATCTCAGGGCCTTGTTTCTTAGCCCAATCAAAGGACTCTTCATCAATGCTCCAATCGAAATACTCACCATCAATGTAGATACACTTCTCAGTTAAATTGTCCTCGTCTGTGATTAAGCGAACCTCGAATTTCTTCTTGCCCGCCTCTCGCATTCTTGTCTCAATTTGTTCTTTTGTTTCTTCTTCCATTTTGATACCTCACAATAATTGAGTTAGAAAAGATAAATATTCTTATGGAGTTTCAATATTGGCTAAATGAATCATCTCTGAATGATCTGCATCAAAGTGCGGTTGCTGCCTTCCCAGGTACAACGAGGCGACAGCACGCCACTCACCCTATTGAAATCTCAAATCTAAGGTGGACTCCATTTCTGGGCATGAGAACCTTAATGGTCAAAGCGGTAGCTAGAAACGAGGATCGAGAATACACTCCATTTATCGTTTTTAAAAATGTTCAATACCACAATGTCCGTGATATTTATGGATTGGTGGAAATTACAGCCAGTGATGGTGCCCAATACCTCTTTGAACGCCTCTCAGTCAATGAAAATGATGTCCTAGTCAGATGTAATTGTAAGGACTTCTACTGGCGATTTAATTATTATGACCACGTTGATCGCTCTTTGTATGGTCGGAAAAGAAGCCCATATGAGGCTATATTCAACCCAGGTTCCGCCAATCCCCAAGAGATGCCAGGGATGTGCAAGCATTTAATGAAATTCGCTGAGGTTTTAGGGCACAGTGGCGTGATAAGTTAAAAATTCGCTTGATTTTGGATTTAATTTTTAGTAAACTCCATCCTATCAGATTTAACTTAAGGAGAGTGATGATGAATGTTTGTGATGGATTACCCGTAATGCACCCGTTGATAAAGCCTAAACTTGTAGTGGATTATGATAAAGAAATGGCGTTTAAGGGTAGGTGTGAATATGCAACTGAACATGAATGGATCGAAGACCATTTAAATTTTGTGCTAAATAATCCAAGGCTTGTTGAAGACTCTGGTAAAGTTAGAGAATCGAGCAAACTCGCTGAGAGTTCACTGAAGTTTGATGAATATGTGTATTGCGACTATTTTAAGCCATTAGCGAGGCTTGAATCGTATCAACATCTGCATAAATATCCCAGCGTTCGGATAGCAGATGATGATCGGGACAACAAAGATTTAAACGAAAAGGGGGAGTGGGTCTACACTCTTACAACAAAGCCCTATCAATTGCCAAACTCTGAACGTAGAATTCTAAAAATAGGACTTACAACTAACGGAATAAAAGAAAGGTGGGGTTCGTATCAATCTGGTGTTTATACGAACAGGTTGCAAGAATTGGAAGCCTCGAAGAACAAGAAGAAGGGCAAAGCTAACTGTTCTATAACTAATTTTCATGTGTTACACACTGTTTTGCATCTTATACATCACAACAATTTGGTTGAAATATGCGGATATAAATTGCCAGTCGTACCTGTTATTATACCTATGTATGGAGCTGATCGACGTGTGCTTGCAAGTGTGAGCCGCGAATTTGAATCCGAGGCAATTAGAGCATATGATGATCAAATAAGAGATTTAGGCATTACATCTCCTCTTCCAACCAATAGAAAAGATGGAGCGAAAAAGAAAATGAAAGTGGTGGTGTGAACTATTAATATAATTAACAATACCTATAGTGAACTAAAGAAATATTATGACGAAGTTTTAAATGTAGACAAATCTACTTATCAGACTTCCAATGATGAAAACACGCCTATTGGTTGCGTTGAAGATATTTTATCTAAGATACCACCAAAGTTTTGGATGCGAAAAAATTTGAGAATTTTAGATCCTTGTTGTGGTAATGGAAATTTTCCATTAGTCGTATGGAATAAACTTCGTCCCCATCATGCTGAAGAAGATATATTTAACACTCTTGTCTTTAGAGACATGAATGAGATACGATTAAGAAATGTTCAAAATATCTTTCGAGGCAATTTTGAATTAGATGTTGCACAAGAGGATTTTTTTGAAGCTGAAAATGCAGCTTATGATTTGATTTGTTACAATCCCCCATATGCTAAAATATTAGAGAATGGAAAAAGAGCAGCTAAAAACCACACTCTTGTGAGAGATTTTACACAGAAAGCACTTAAACTTCTTGCACATAATGGTTATTTAGCTTTCATTATCCCCGATAATTGGATGTCTCTAGCCGATAGAAACATAATTGTAAAAGAAGTGACAGATCAACAAATAATATGGCTGAACATACATGGAGCTAAAAAGTGGTTTCCTAAAGTTGGCAGTTCATTTACATGGTTGGTTTTGAAAAAAATCTCACCAGATACGGCAAAGCAACCCTTTGTGGTAGAATGTACGCTTAGGGGTAAAAAATACACATCTACTTTGGACTCTCAGCAAAGAGATTTTATTCCACTTCTTTATACAAAGGAAGTGCAATCTATCCTGTCTAAAACCATAGAGGCAGATAATGAGAAGTTTAAAATACAAACCTCCAGCGATCTTCACAAATACACTAAAGCAAATTTAATTTCAAAAGAGCGCGATGAAAAACACCCTTACAGACTAATTCACACCCCCAGACAAACAGTGTGGGCTAGTCGGCCTCATAAATTTCAACAGGGTCATAAGGTTTTCATTAGTACTACAGACAAATATAAAGTCTTCATAGATGCTGATTGTGGGATGACACAATCAATTGCTTTTATTTTATGTCAAGATAAAGCAGTTGCTCAACAAATAAAAAAACAACTAGATCACCCTCTTTATCGTTTTTTAAATAACATATGCCGATGGGGTAACTTCAACAACATTAGAATATTACAAAAATTTCCCATACCAACAAAAGATGACGTATATCAATCATTTAATCTTGATAATGAAGAGATTGCGTTTATAGAAAGAAACAACACATGAAAATGAAGACATTCGGCAAAGGGCAGTTATTTAAATAAATGAAATATCAATCAGGCAAAATAATACTCAATCCAAAAAGCGATTTTTGTAATTATATCTACGCTACTACAATGTATGATATGTGTGAGCAGTTATACAAAATATGTAGACTGTATCCACAAGGACGAGCATTTGAAGTAATGCATGAAAATGCAAGTTTAAAAGATGGTAAAATCGCAGATGCCGATAATGTAATTCAACCAATAGATGTAATAGTTGAAAATGTAAGGTATTCTTGCAAAACAGAATGTACAAAGAAAACTAAATTCAACCAGCTTAACATGTCTAAATACATGGAATGCTGTCACATGAGAGAGCTAAATCCTTTAGAGATTGTTTCCATGTATTTGGAGCATTCTGAAAAATATGATCGTATAATTTTCATGCAAAGCCTAGCTTACAGAAAAAAATACAACATTCATCAATTGTTTGAAATTCCACTTTCTGTAATAAGACATGTAAAGCATTCAGACTTGACATCCATAAAGAGAAGTGATAAAGGATCGTTTGTCATTCATGTTGAAAAAAATAAAAAACAGTTGTATTGTATGAGAGTAGATGGATCTGCTAGGAAAATAATGTTGTTAAAAATGCCTGCCGACATTTGTTTTTTACATGCTAGATTTATAATTCCAAAACCAAAAAAACGACCCCTACCAACGAGGTAGGGGTCTAAGGATTATTGAACATGAAGCTAACTTAGTTCACAAATTAAACAGCATCACCGACTTTAATTACAACCCAATCAATAACGTCAGTTCCAGTACCAGCAAGAGCAAAGCTCTTCAAGTTGGTATCAGTGTCATCACCATTGGTGGTTCCATCTGGATCACTATTGATTGTCGTGACTGTTACAGCATTCGCTGCGGTTGTTCGGTCATGCACCAAAATCACGTAATCTACTTCCGGTGTCGGAGGAGAAGCTGCGGCTGAAAGCGGAGTAACGCATGGAAGTGGTGTTGGGAAAGTGATGGTTAAAGCACCACCAACTAAAGCATCAACACCAGCCATCATAACTCGTGGGCCGATAAGTTTCTCTACGCCAACAAAATTTCTTTCTTTAGGCCCCTTGGCAGAACCTTCAGCAGAACCCGGACCTTTACCTGTTACACTTGTTGCACCCATTTATAATCTCCTTTAAAATGTTCTATTTTCCAGGTGTTCATAGATTATGTATGAGTTTGTTAATATTTTTTCCCAAAAGTGTTCGCATATGAACCACAAAAAGTTCGTATCTGAACTACATAGAATATGCAATGGACACAACAACAAAGCCAAATCATCATAGGAACGATGCTGGGGAAAAGCTATATTACCAAACCAAAAGGTAAAACCTGCTTTCTGACCATCCCAGAGCAACATGATTTGAACTGGCTGAAATATAAAGCCTACATCTTAGAGCCAAACAAAAAGACCTTGATAAAGAACGGTAATCGCACCCTATGGAGATCAAGTAGTGATCCTGTTTGGCATATTGTCAGAAGTCAATTTTATAACAATGACAACAAAATGGTTAAAATGGAACTGCTTGATCCCTGCACGGCTGAAGGGTTAGCTGTGTGGTTTCTTGATAAGGGATTTTGGAATAAAGGTAGAATCGGCCTTAGAACCACAGTTTACGGCGTAGAGGGAAACGCGATAATCCACAGATACTTCAATGAAGTAAATTTGCAGTGTGTAATAAGAAAAGATAGAGGAACAGCTAGGATTCTATTCACCAAAAAGGGAACAATAGCCTACCTTAAAACAATCGCTAATTATGTCCCTAAATTCATGCGGCCCCGCTTGGAACCAAACCCCATCTGAGCAGCCATTTTAAAGGTTCCCTTGTATTCTGAATAAGGGGCCAATGACCACAGATCATTCAAACAAGTTCCAAATTCGTTGGCATATAATTTCTCATACTCATCTATGGAAAACATCTCAGCCTCGACTTCCTGCATATACATGAGTCTCGTATCTCGCCTATTTTGAATCAATCTGCCTTCATTAAATTGTTTAACATGACACAGTTCATGTAGTAAAGATAAGAGGCGAAGTTTACAAACATGACGATCTTTGAGCATAACTTCATACAGCAGCCAATTAAATGCAGCTTCCATGTCTTTTTGCTCTAACACAGACCTGTTAAAGTGTATTCTCAATGCACCCAATTTATAACGTTTTTTGAGTCTTTGGAATTCTCTATCAATTCTATACATTTCAATCCCTTTCGGGAGTAAAGTATAACAGAATCGAAGGGCAAATCAATATATAAAATCACTGCTTTCGCGTTTACGGTACTAAAAAATTCCCTCTCCTATTTTCGGAGGGGGTTTTTTATTTGACATATTAATTTGAACCATCTATAATCATAAAATGATCGAGTTAAATACCATCTACAATGAAGATTGTAGAGAAACCATGTTGAGGATGAATGATGGATTCTTGGATTTAACGGTCACTTCTCCTCCTTACGATGATTTGAGAACTTACAAAGGGATCGCTGTATTCCCTTTTAAAGCAATTGCTGAGCAATTGTATAGAGTCACTAAACCGGGAGGCGTAGTGGTCTGGGTGGTGGGTGATGCTACACATGAAGGGTCGGAAACAGGAACATCTTTTACACAAGCCTTGTATTTCAAAGAAATCGGATTCAGGCTACATGACACGATGATCTATGAAAAGAACAATTTCTCCAATCCTTCCAAAAATAGATACCATCAAATCTTTGAATACATGTTTGTCTTCTCCAAAGGAACACCTAAAACCTTTGTCCCCATCAAAGATAGAAAAAATAAATGGGGCGGAAAAGTAGGCTCATGGGGAAAAAATACCGTCAGACAAAAAGACGGAACCATGAAGGAGAACGCCAGAAAGGTTAATACGGAGTATGGTCAGAGGTATAACATTTGGAAATATAAAACATCCAAAAATGGGCAAGAAGATGAAATAGCCTACAAACACCCAGCCATATTTCCGTGTCAATTAGCAGTAGATCATATTAAATCATGGACCCATGAAGGTGACATTGTTTATGATCCTATGATGGGCAGTGGCACCACAGCTAAAGCTGCAATAATCACCAATCGTAATTATGTAGGTTCCGAATTGGTGAAAGAATATTATAAGTTGTGTCTTGAAAGGGTATTGTTATGAGTTGTTTCACTTTTAAAGAACAAAAGAAAGTGGGGGACAGTGGCGAATCATCTTTATTGAACGAATTGTTGAAATACGGAATTGAAGGTGAAGTCGTAGATCAAAGCATAAAAGAAAATCGCACTTTAGGAGACGTAAATTTTACTAATCGAAAAGGTGTTGATTTAAGTGTTGAAGTTAAAAACGATGAAACGAAATACACCAATATTTTCCTAGAAACCGTAAGCGTCAGAAGAAACGGATCAGAAGACACTCCGGGGTGGATTCACACATGTAGTTCTAATTTTTTCATGTATCGTTTTAAAAATAAGGTAGAAGGTCGCAAACCTTACTACATGTTTATGACTAAAAAACTCAGAGAATATTTTGCATCCAATGAATCGGAGTTTAGACGCAAATATCGAGAGCGACCCGTTCCAAACAAAGGGTATACCACGCTCGGTATCCCCGTTCCTATCGCCAGAATGGAAAGAGAATTAAGAATGTATACTCTGAAGGAGTTAGTGGGTTGAAACCTATATTAAAGTGGTTAGGCGGAAAATCAAAACTCGTGGAAGGAATTTACAGTAGGTTCCCCAACGGCTTTAATGATTATTGGGAACCGTTCTTGGGCAGTGGGGCACTTGCTCTACATGTATTCAAAAACACCACCTGTCGCCTCTTTTTAAGTGATTGCAGTCCTTCTTTAATGAATTTCTACAAGGTTCTTCAAAACGATATAGAGAAAGTGCAGTTGTATGCAAACCTGATCGAGATAGCCAAGAAATTCAACGAGAATGAGGACTATTCACGAACCACGCTAGAGGACCAGGAGAAGATTTACTACGATTACAGGTTGGAATACAATACTTTGGAAATGAGCACGATTCGCAAGAGTGCCATATTTTACTTTCTCAATAAAACCGCTTTCAATGGGGTAATGAGATACAATTCCAAGGGCGGATATAATGTCCCCTTTGGCAAACGAGGTTTTCCCCTTGATCTGAATTTGCTGGACGAATTTGCTACATTCCTTAGCTCGCCCCGCGTCAAGATATATGAAGGCGATTTCCGGCACGCCAACCCTTGCGAGGGGGATATAGTATACCTAGATCCACCTTACCATCCCCTGACGGAGACGGCGAATTTCGGCAAATACAATAGTGAGGGTTGGTCCGATGAAGATGAAAAGGAAATGCGGGAAAAATGCGATCTTTGGAGCCAATCAGGTGCCTTTATCTTGTTGAGCAATCACGATGTCCCCTTCATTAGAGACTTGTTCGCTGGGTATGATTTCTCTGAAATGGATGTTCGCAGGTCTGTAGGTGCAAACAGCAAGACCAGAAAAAAAGTTCCAGAAGTGCTTATCACTAAAGGACTTACGACCTAACTTGCGAAAACTCGCTTCACAATGGTCATTATCCAGGTAGAATGGGCTTTAGCAGAGAGGGATTCTGGTTTCCTGTTCACCTTCGGAGGGTCATGGCCCATGAGTAAGTCTTCCAAACCGTTTAGTGTCAAGCAGAGAGAAGCCGCCACAGAGGAAATCGGCCAATCTCGTCTCGCCGCCATTGAGAATTTGGCGATGGAGTTAGGAATTGAGTGGGAAAACTTCGTCCGCATTCCCGGCACTTCAATGTATATGGGAATACATGAAATTGACGAAGACTGTGCGCGTCGGTGGCTCGAATACAATATGGCCAACCGGAAACGCAAGGACCAAGCAATCAATCGTTACGCGAACGATATGATTCGCAAATTCTGGAAACTGACTCACGAAGGTATTGCCTTTGGAATTGACGGCTACCTGAAGGATGGTCAAAACCGCCTCTTTGCCATCATCCAGTCTGGTGAGGCAATCAAGTTGTTGGTCTGTTTGGGGTTAGACCCTGAAGCGCAGGCGGCAATTGACCAAGGCGTGAAGCGGACCACCGCCGACGTGGCCAAGTTGCAGGGTATTGATACCACTGGTAGAAGAAATGCCACTGCCAAGATGATTCACGTAGGCATGAAAGGTCAACAATCCCATACTGGCATCACGACCGCCATCAATTTGGAGTTGCTGGAAACCTACGCCGAAGGGTTGGACTTCGTAGATGAAGCCATTCCTAAGCCCATTCCAGGTATCACCAAGGCACCCGTCTTGGGGGCTATAGCCAGGGCTTATTACGGCTGTCGCCACGACGAGAGGGCAGTGGATAGGCTCAAGCTGTTCTGCTCTGTTCTGAGAGACGGGCAGTATGGTGCTGACAAGAACATCGCCGCCCACACGCTGCGAGAGAGGTTGCTGGGAGTTGGAACCCGCAAGGCACCGGGACATGGGGCCAGAGGTTCCATTGAGTGCTACGCTCTGACAGAAGGGGCTATTGTGGCCTTCCTCGATGAGAAAGTTTACCGTAAGTCCCACGCTGCCAAAGTCGAACAGTTTCCTTTCCCGCACGAGGAAAAGGAATCCATCGCAATGGTCGCCCAGAAAATCCGTGAGAGCCAAGAGGCACACGGAAAAGGCGAAAAGAAGTAGACTCAATCGAGTCTAAAATTTGTAAACAAAAGCCCACCCCCGGTGGGGGTGGGCTTCTCGTATGCGCGGGCTATTTGTGTTTAGCCCATCTCACATCTACCTTGTGACGTGCGCATTGTTCTTTCCTTTTTCTTTCATTCTCTTCATCCTCGGCAAGAAGCGCCGCGTAGAACTCATCGAAGTCTTCTGGGTCGATAGGGAGACCTAGCGATAGGAGGGTATATCGATCCGTGCCCAAAGATTCGTAAAATAAGTCCATTTCAGAGGGTTTACGCCTCGTTACCTTTCGCTGCCACAGTCCCTTAAACCATGACCATGCAGAAGAAGCCTTCTCGCCTGTATCGGGATGAATTCTGGGCTTGGTACCCTTGTTCCTTTTTTCCCACAAGATGCGGTCAAGGCTGATGAAGGTCTTGGGTGAGTCTTCATAGCCAGCTAAGTCGATGAAACCCGAAAAAGAGTAGTGATGAGAACCATCTTCGTCTATGACGAAAGTGTACGCGATGTGGTTTTCATCACAGTATTTCACGACTTTACGCTCCACATCATCAATGAAAGTGGGTTCAAAAGTAACATGATAAGAATGAATTCGTCTATTTGTATCCACCAAAGCTGGTGAAAACGCTATCTCGTTCTCTCGACAGTATTTAAGAAACAAACGTTCTTTGTCGCTGATATACGAGCTAGACCTTATGCTAAAGCGATTGTCCACAAGGAAGTCCGTCTGGCTACCGATCGCATGTTGACGTGTTAGCTTCATGTTCAATAACCCTTTCTAAGTTAAAGTGTTCAAATAATCCGTTTGTATGTATGAAAGTTATTAACTTTTTTTGCTACCAAATACACAACACCAGTAAATTTTTTTCCCGTGTTTTGCTGTGCCAATCCCAATGTGGGTGAATTTTGGGTTCAGGATGTTGGCTTTGTGTCCCTTAGATTCCAGCCAGCCACGCATGACAGCCTCGTTATTGATATAGTAAGCGGCTACGTTCTCTGCCACCATTCGCCACGGTTTCCCTAAAAACGTTTTTAGGTTTTGGTGTTGCACCTTATCGTGCTTAGCCATCCAGTCGGCGTGCTTTACAGCCGCCTCTTCCAAGCGATCATTTATGGTCAAAGGTGGGGCTTGGGCCTTTTTTCTGGCTATATTGTGCATCTCGAACAGGTTTGGTTTAGGCTGAGGTTTGGACTTACCATGAGATGTGATTATAAAATTGGGCTTGATCACGATGTTCTTTATCATAACTCATATATAGGGTATGTTTGTGTTGCAATTCTCCGAATGGATGGAAGGTAAAATTCGCCTCGCGTGCGTAGGCGCAAGCGCTGATCCAAACAGCCAGGAGAGACAAACATATTCAGATAGTGACAGGTGGATGCTAAATGCTATTGCAGACTACATGATGAAGCACCATCCTGATGTGGATTTGGGAAATATAGAACCGGATTTTATTGACCTCAATGATGGCAGGGATTTCCTCAAGGAAAGTAAAACTTATGATATGGTGGCTTTGATGCGAGTGTTTCACCCTATGGGTGGAGACTATTCAGTTAGATACCATCAAAGACAAGGCCCCGGCCTCTTTAGGCTTTCTTCCGATCATACGGCAGAACACTGGAACAGGCGACTCAAAGGAACTGGGGCGAAATTAATTTTCGCATTTGGGGATTCAACAGATTGTGTTACAGGTGAATATGTTGGACCCATACAAGGTTATCAAGGCCCAATAAAAGGCAGCAGTGTTAGTGTTTGGACTCAAAATTCATAATTAAACATTTCAATATCTTTATCATAAGCTCTGGCCACAAGGTCTCTTGTGTTTTTGTCGTAATAAGTCTTGTAATGATCGTGTTTGGATTTGTTGACATGAGGGAGTTGGCATTTTACGTTTATCTTCTTTTTGATTAATCTGAAGTCTTTATTTATTGTTTCGTATCTCCCTACAAAATCTACAATTATTTCTCCGCTTTCATCAGTCAGCCATTCTACCTGTTGCCAATTTCCTTTATGGAGATTTACCGAGCACTTTGTTTTGTATTCCAATAAAAACCATTTTGTGTAGCCTTTAAAATCATTCTTGAGGACAAATGGGTTTTTAAAACTTGGGTTATCTTCGTGTTGTTTTCTCTTAAAATGAAACAAAGAAACCATACGTGACCAAGGATTGCGAACATAAGCAAAAGAAAAACATTTTTGAAAATGTTCTAATCCATACTTTTCGATAACCGTTCTAGCTGGAGCGTGCCTTAGAACTGTGGGGTGTAAAGCCTTTAGGATGCTCGAACCTGCGTTTTTAGGTATGTGTATGAAAATCACATTCTTCATCATAATAAATATATATGACAAATGGCTATTGATACATTAGATTTACATGGGGTGCCTCACGCTCAGGTTGAGGCCAAAGTAGAGAATTTTGTATTGCTCAGTGTTCTACCTTGTAGGATTATCACTGGGAACAGTCCCGGTATGCAGTCTCTCGTCAATAATATATTAAAAAGGCACCAGCTTACGTCCTGTTACGAAAACGATTATAACCTTGGTGCTCTTATCGTTATAGAGAATTAATTTTAAAATGAAAGGCAGGGATAAATGGCCCATTTTTTTATCTTTTTTCATGGTCGAAGTGGCTCCACTCATTTGTGCAGCGCATTAAATTCACACCCCGAAATAATTTGTGAATACGAGTATTTTGGCAGAAACACCAACAATACTTTATATGACTTGCAGCAGCTTTTCAATTGGCACAACTCAGGTATGATTGTGGGGTTTAAATTAAAATATAGGTTTCAATATTTCGACAACCCTGATGTTTGGGAGTATCTTCTCGAAAACGATGTAAAAGTAATACGTTTGTTTAGGAAAAACGCACTTAAAACAGTAATCTCCCGAATTCGACACCACGATGGTGATAAAGGAGGAAAAAAAACAACAATACCTGTTGAAAATTTAATCAAAAAGATTAAAAAATGGGAACGAAAAAAAGCATTAGTAAGTCTGTCTGAATCGTTCACAAACAAACTGGTTATTTGCTATGAAGATATTTTATATGATGAACAGGCCACTTTTGCAAAAATCTTAGACTTTTTAGAAGTCGATTCCAATATCACCTTGACCAGTAGATGGAATAAAGTGACCTCTGATAACATTGAAGAAGCGGTTACAAATTATGATGAGATTGTTGATACATTGAAAGGCACTGAGTATGAAAGATTTTTGTGATCTTACAAATGAGTTATTTTCCTCAATGCAGTCTCTTTGTCTGTTTCTGGGAAGCTCAAGAGTTTGAATTTCACACCTTTCTTAATACAATCAGGTAGTTCTTCTAAATTGGTTTTTGTAATTATATTGGGTTGCCTAATTCTTTGTTGACCGACTCTCTCTGTGTTACAAAGAAATCCACATCGTTTACAATAATGTTCAGCTTGTTCGGCTATTTCTTCATCTGTTCTGTTAAATGGGTTTACGCCATCTTTTAATGGCCACCCATAACCGATGTCATAAAGCCAATCAAACGCACCAGCATTTTGGCAGAAGTAGACCTTATTGTTGTAAATTATACCGTGACAATTGTTGTCATCCCACATCCCACAAAACTTCCTGGCATGTTGCCAGTAATTTTTTATGAAAAACACATCACAAGGAGCCACCAGCGTAGGATGAAACCATCTCTGTTGTTTGCTTATGTGTTGCTGTCCTGCTGCATAATAGATGTTATTGTCATACTTATGGACTTTATAACGATCAGTGCTAACTACAAAGCTGATGTTTTTTCCTGTGGGGTTGGTGTTGACATTGTAAGAAATCAATAATTTTCTAACTTTTGCCCATTGAGGGTGTTGTACAGGTTCGCCTCCAAATATGTGTATTAACTTGTAAAACTTAGCACAGAGATTGATGTTGTGCTCAAGTTGATCTAGAGAAATATCCCAGACTTTTTCTGGAGGTATAACATTGCACAATTGATTACAACCAGAACATGCCTTTTTACAACGATTAGTGACCAGAATTTTAGGGCCACGTCTTCTGAGACTGTTGGCGATTCTTCCCATATAAGTATTTACGTTAATAAGGATAAATACAGTAAGCAAGATAATAGAGGCGGGGTACGATGGATTGTTTAGACCCCTACATCAATCCATATGATAAATTGATGGAAATTATCTACGGACATGGTTATGCCGAGCGTAGAGCTAAGGAGCGTAGGTTTAAAGATACTATGCACGAACATCACGTTAAAATTGCCATGAACTTCCAAGTAGAGTTTAAAAAGTCTTCAGCTAAAGCAGCGTAGAACTTGTTACCCTCTTTCAGTGTTGTGTGGTGAATAAACCATTCTTCCACAACGAGAACACCTTTCAGAGCAAATCTCGTAACCATCTCTATCCCACGCATTGCCGCACCTACAAGAGTAGTGAGTGTTTTTGTTCACATTACGCAAATCTATAAAATCATTGTCTTCTGTAATGCGAATGACATTTTTAGGATCATCCCAGAAACCTTTTCCTTTAACATCTGGGATAGGAGGCGGTCCACTCTCTACTCCAAATTTAATGCAATTATACCATATTCTTTCGTGAAGATAGTAAATCACTATTTTGGCAAAGAAGTCTATTCCACAAATTAAACCTCCAACCCCAAGACTGCCAGTTAATGCCCAACCTGCTATTCCTGTAATAGTGCTGCCTATGATGCGGTAACTTATTGCTTTAGCTAGATGCCTCTTCCGGCTTATCTTTTTCTTCATCTTTTTTAACCTGTATTAAGCCATAATACTTAGTGCCCATGCGTAATAATTTTTTCCCATAACGAGTTATCAAACCCTTTTTGGGATGAAAGGTGTCAGGATCTAGAATAACAGGAGTAAAAGTTAGCGGAACATAAGGAGAATATTGGTATCCCGCCTCGTAATACCAGAGGTTATCTTCATCATCTTCTTTTTCTCTGCCCCTTAATCCTATAAGCACAGTATCTTCGGGAAATTCCACATCAACATACAGTGGACAACCAATGTGGGATACAAAGAAAATTTCATCATCAGTTTCGGGAAATCTACCACTGTAATATTCTGATAGCATTTTTCCTATCTTGGGAGAAGTTAAAATCCAATAATCGCTACTTAACAGTGTTTTTCTGTGGATGACATCTTTTATTTCCTTGATTCTAAAATACCAACCCTCTCCATCTAACCCAGGATCAACAAGAGCTTTAGTTCCAACATTGTTTCGTAAATCTGTTGTGATTTCACGGGTTATTTCATTTGATATTTTGGCGGCTAGGTTTTCATCATCCCATTCTGTTTCTGTTTCTAGTCTTTTGGTCCTGGCAGCTATTTCTTCGCTATCTAAAACTAATTTAATTTCATCACCATCTTCTTTGAATGCAAGAAAATAAACAAGTCCTGCTGGGCCTAGAAGAGTTTGAATAGAAACGAAATGCCTAGCCATGAGGTTAGAATAAATATCAAATACCAGTTGAAGGTCAATCTTACTATGTCCAGATGAGGTTTCGTTCATCAATCGTTGGTTTTCTAATATGATCGCCAACTGTTTTGCATATTCAGAATCTACTTTCTCAAAAGGAAAATGATCCTTCCACTTCTCAAGACAAGAGGCAGCTTCTTCATCGTGCCTTTTTTTGGAAATCAAAGGGTCGAAAGGGTTTAGTTTCTTTTTGGCCATGTTGTTTCTCCTTACGTTTTTTTCTCCACACGGTTATTACATAATTGCCAATAAACATGCCTGTCCAACTACCAAACAAACACCACGGGTTTCTCTCGGCATAACTATACCAATTCACCATAACATAACCCAAGACTACCGGCTGACCACAAAGCTGTAAGTAATGGATCACATTCAATAAAATGATGAGATGCCACACCCGCAATACAACAGATGGCAAACCCCGATAACATTCTCCTCTTATAAAGAGAGAAAGTTGATCAGAAGAATTGACAAAAAATTGGAGAAGATCGCAAGGTTAGACTATTGCGCAGGCGAGGGTGAAGTGCTTAATCCATTTGACAAACATAGGTTTGCTACTCAGCCCGTATATCATACGAAAGCCCCAAAAATTAGGGCTAGAGGGCAAATTGTAGTTGCATATCGTGAAATCACTGGGCAATATTCTATCCCATGTGATCGTGGTTATTGGACACTTTGTAACAAGCAACCTAATGTGGATGGTGCCGAAATCGTACAATTGGTGAAATGTGGGTTGTTGCAAAAAAAGCAGTTTTATGGAATCGACTATGATCTGAATGATGAAGGCATCATAGAATTCAACCAACAACAACATCCTGAAGCCAATTGGTTCAAAGGCGAGTGGTTAGAAGTCATTGAAGAAAACTACGAGTTGTTCAATCCTGGTCTAATCTATTTCGATTACACTCGCACAGTTGTTACTCCTGCTTGCCACTTGTATCTAGCTCGCACGATGAATATGTGCCCCCCCAAGACAGTCGTGGCAGCTAATCTTATGTTGTCGGATGGGCACTCTCGCCGCCGATTCGACCCAGATTTATTGGTCGAAAATCTGGGAATTCATTTAAGATCCCCCAGTAATTGGGATGTGTATGACAAGTATTATTCGTATAAATCTAGTCATACAGAAATGGCTACTTACATCTTCGTGAGAAAATAAATGCATTTACATCCAGCTAATTTTGACTACTACGATCCAAATTGGAAGCCCATTACGGCTAATATTGCGGTCTTAAAAGACACCGACCCCAAGGAGTTGGGATATGGTAATCGTGACTACCAAATTAGATGCTACGAAGCGTTTCAAGGAAAAAGAAGAACGATATTTATTTCTCCGACAGGCAGTGGTAAAAGTTTAGTGCAGATTTTTAATGCTGCTAGAGAGATTATTGAATCGGACTATGAACAAAAACAAGTGTTTATTGTCCCTCAATTGAATATTGGTGATGGTTTCACGGATTACAAACACAAAAAATTGCGGATCAATGGTGAAATTTATGGTTGGGAGGTTACTACAAATTGTTGTTTTGACAATGAGCAGTCTGTTAAAAGAATCAGAGGTTTCCTCCTGAAGGATCATCCATGTAAATCATATCGAGCAAACAAGGTACTAGGAGGTTGCACCGCTGTAGTGAGTTATTCGGCATTGTTGGCAGCTTTTAATAGTATGACTCCTAGAGAAAAAATGCGAGCTATTCAGAATACTTCATTTCGTCCCGATGAGGTTCATCATATCTCTGGCGTGGATGAAGGTGGTGTTGCACCAAACCGCTTAGGAGGATTTTGTAAATTCGTTTTGGACAATGACGGTTGCTTACACTTAACTACGGCGACATTCTTTCGTGGTGATCGGGGTGTAATTCTTGATGGTCATTATCTGGATGATTTTGAGGTTTTCCGTGTCCCATTTCTTGAACACTGGGCGACGTTAAGATTAAAAGAACTTCATCAGGACTACCTTTGTTATAAAAATAGCAATGATCTTTTGAGACAAATTCTAACTGCTGTAGCGGCTGAACCAGATAAGCCACCAATCATCATCGTTCCAGCAGATGGACAAAAGTTCTTTAAACGCACAAACAAATGGAAGTGGGTTGAAAGACTCGTGGATGGTTTGACTGAGATTTATGGAGATAGAGTTCTTGATCTTGTTACGCCTGAACGTCAACAACGAGACAAAAAACGATTAACTGCTGATGTTCAAGATTTTTGTGCTGTTGTCACTTGTGCCATTGGAAGAGAAGGAACTGATTGGCCAGCATGTTCTCGTGTTCATAACACGGTATTAGATGCTAATACTCTGCAACCAATTCAGAAACTCGGAAGAGCTTTGCGTCAACACGAAGAAAAAACCGATATTAAAATGTTTAATTATATTGAGCATTTTAAGAAGTGGGACGATAGCCCTGATACTGTTCGTGAAAAGCTATCAGATCGTTTCAATGCTGTTGTAATGGCCTCTATGTTGGATGATATGTTTTATCCCATCCTCATGCCAGCAATACCTCAAGATAAAAACCGCGTTTGCAATGTGACGCTTGAAGATGTGTATGGAAGCAAACGAAATGAATTAGTTGAAGATATGATGCGACGATTACTGGCAATTCCCGCATCAAATAGAAACGCTGAAGCCATCAATGAACTTGTTGATGAGATCATTGAAGAATATGAAGACGACATGTTGGAGGATGTTTCACATGACACCCTCAGAGAACGATTGCGAAAAGAAATTCTCCGTCGCCAAAACCCTAGTAGTCCTAATCTTCGTATGGATGGGATGATTGTTGATTTTGTTCGTGAGCATGGTTGGGATAAGGTTATACGAAAATATATCGCCAAAAAATCCCCCTTTGTAGGCGTTGCAGCAACTAAAGACCTTGAAAAATTGCAAAAGTTTTTAAACAAAGGCGATTGGCTAGAGAATGTTGAACAAATTAAAAAGATAGGACTTGAAAACATACAAAAAGGAAGTCGGCTTTATCATTTCCTTTTAAAACAACGCCGAGATTTCAGAAAGGCAACGCACAGTGCTTAAAAAATGGCAAATATCGGCACTAGAAAGTATTGAAGGATGGGATGAATTCCTTGCTAATGCTAATAATGCTGCTGAAAAGAAGCAACTATTATTGGAAATGGCTAGGAATGGAGAGCCAAGGCCACGATCACAAAAACATTATCTTGCGGGAGCACTAAATTCTTACATCGGTAAGTCAAATAATAGTTACGACCCAGAGTTTGATAAAAAGATTAGAAAATTAGCACCACACTGGTTCGTTAGTACTGCTGCTAAAAATAAAAAACTGCTGCTAGAAATGGCGAGGAATGGAAAACCACGACCAGTTCAAACAACACAATTGGGATCAGCATTAAACTCTTATACTAAGGGTTGTTGTGATCTTGTTTTCGACAAAAAAATTAGAGAACTGGCTCCACATTGGTTTGATACTACTGCTAGGAACAAAGAAGCCCTTCTCGAAATGGCAAGAAGTGGAGAACCACGACCAAATTGTAAAAAGAATCCATTGGGAAAAAGACTTGTGCGTTATATCGGTAAGTCAAGTGGTTCTTATGATCCTGCTTTTGACAAAGAAATTAGAAAACTAGCCCCACATTGGTTTGTTGACACTGCTGCTGAAAAAAAACAACTATTGTTGGAAATGGCCAGGAATGGAGAACCACGACCAACAAAAAACCCGCTAAAATCAGCATTAAATAATTATCTTTGCGAGGCAAGCGGCTGTTGCGACCCTGTTTTCGACAAAAAAATTAGAAAACTAGCCCCACATTGGTTTGTTGATACTGCTGCTGAAAATAAGAAACTATTGTTAGAGATGGCACGCAATGGTGAACCCAGGCCAAATAGCAAAAATGGATCTCTGGGGAATTGTCTTGTGCGATATACGAATAATACTAGCTCCTATGATAAAGAGTTTGACAAAAAAATTAGAAAACTAGCTCCGCACTGGTTCAGGAAGAATCATGCTTAAAAAATGGCAAATATCGGCACTAGAAAGCATTGAAGGATGGGATGAATTCCTCAATGAGGAATCGTCTTCTGCCAAAAATAAAAAACTGTTGTTGGAAATGGCAAGAAATGGAGAGCCAAGACCAAAAAAAAATAAACACCCATTGGGATCTGTACTGACTGCTTATACAGGAAAAATGAGAGATTGTTACGATCCTGTATTTGACAAACAAATTAGAGAATTAGCTCCACATTGGTTCATTGCTGTTGTAGAAGAAAATAAAAGACTATTATTGGAAATGGCAAAGAAGGGAAAACCAAGACCAAAACAAGGCAAACATCCGTTAGGAGGCAAATTGAGTGATTACACCAATGGAATCCATCGTGGTTCTAAATTTGACAAGCAAATTAGAAGATTGGCACCACATTGGTTTGTCGAACAAACTATCGAACAGAAAAAACAACAACTCCTTGAAATGGCAAGAAATGGCGAGCCAAGACCATCTCAAAGGAAATATCCTTCACTGGGGTCTGCATTAAGTCGTTATACTGACAAAAACAAATCTTATGATCCTGACTTTGATAGAGAAATTAGAAAATTAGCACCGCATTGGTTTGTTGATGCTGCTGAAAATAAAAAATTGCTTCTTGAAATGGCTAGGAACGGAGAGCCAAGACCATCTAAGGAAATCCCATTAGGAAGAATAATAAATTATTACTTTAGGTGCGATCCTGATTTTTACAAGAAGATCAAAGAATTAGCTCCACATTGGTTCGATAGGAAAAGTCATAAGCAATCTAAAATTGCCAAGCAGAAAAAACAACAACTTCTTGAAATGGCTCGCAATGGAGAGCCACGACCAAAAAGAAAAAAACACAAATTAGGAATATCATTGGGTTGTTATACCAGTAAAAACAATAGTTCTTATGATCCTGCCTTCGACAAGCAGATTAGAAAACTAGCTCCGCACTGGTTCAGGAAGAATCATGCTTAAAAAATGGCAAATATCGGCACTAGAAAGTATTGAAGGATGGGATGAATTCCTTAATGAAGAATCTTCTTCTGACAAAAAGAAAAAACTGCTTCTTGAAATGGCACGGAATGGAGAACCACGACCAAAGAGTAAAAAACATCCGGGTGTAGCATTGAGTAATTACATCAGTAAGTCAAGTAATGCTTACGATTCAGACTTCGATAAGAAAATTAGAAAACTGGCACCACACTGGTTTGTTGATGCTGTTGCTGAAAAGAAAAAACTGCTTCTTGAAATGGCAAAGAATGGTGAACCACGACCGAAGTGCGTCTTCGGCCAGAAAAGCAATCCATTGGGAAGGGCGTTAAGGGATTACATCAGTAAGTCAAGTGGCTCTTACGATCCTACTTTCGACAAGCAGATTAGAAAACTAGCACCGCACTGGTTCAATTAGTGCCTGAGAATCCTTAGAGAGCTTTTTTAAAATTTTCCACTTGGTATCGGTTGCACACTCAATAAGCTGAATAGGCTTCCATATCATGTGATGTGGGCTTTTTAAATAACGCTGCTCAGCCTCTCCCTCTGTCATGTAGTCCAGACATGCCTCTTGAGCTAATAGCCTCTTAGTGTGCTTCTTAGCGTTTTTAATTAAATCTATGGCTTGAGGCATAGTCAAATGATGAATTACATGCACACAACAAGCTAAATCAAACTGTCCTATGTCCCAATTATCCTCGACCAAATGGAATTTCACATTATCTGAGGCGTAATTTTTAGAGGCGTAATCCACCCTAGCAGCAGTGATGTCAATTCCAACGTAGGATTTAAAAGGCAAGATGGCTGAATATCTGCCATATCCACACCCTATTTCCAGAATCCTTTTCCCTGCTGTCTCTTTTTTAAGCCATTCCACAGCGTCAGAATTGACCCCATCAAGGTGAGCATCATTATTAAAGAGGCGAACCACCCCATTCAGAGCTTTTTCAGTTCTTGCATTGAAGTCTTCAACTATGTCGTAGTCTCGACCTGTCCAAATACTCATTGTTTAACCCACTTTTTATTGCCATCCCTTAAAAAAGGGAAATAGTCCGATTTGATGCCCAAAAATTCATACAATAATTGCAAGTATGGTTCTCTTAAAAAAAGGAATGTTTCGTAAGACCATATGAAACAATTTCTGGTTTCCATGAGTTTGTGCATCATTTGTCTTGCTGTTTCGTTGTGCTTTTGAATATCTTCAATAAGCTCAGAATGCTTTTTTTCTTTTGAAAGTGAAACGCAATTCATATCCCTAGTGCATAAAATGAATTTGCAAGGCTCTTTAAATTCATCTAATGGGGGGTAGTGCTTCTCTTTTCCACCATACGGCAAAGAACGATGACAAACCTTGTCGCCCCTTTTATTTGATTTACTCCAGAAACGACCATTGTAATCTTTGACCCCTATCGCTGTGGCGATTGTCTTGGCAATTAAAGTACTGCCACTACTCTCTGGACCTAAAACTACGAAATTCATTAAAATAAATTGCCTTGAACAAATTTAGGGGCGGGAGGAGCTTCTGGTTGTTCTGCGGGTGGGGGCGATCCTGCTGGTTCGGGTTCATCTCTTGGTCCTTCAAGTAAATACGTGCCACTCATTTTTCTCATTTTGGCAAGTGCTCTACCAGGAGCACGTTCCGCCCATGCCCTGAATCTGTGATTTGCGTATGTAAAAGCAGCATCAGTGGCGTAGACGTATCTTTCTCCACGGATATAAACTGTCACCCGACCATCACTAGACCATGATGCAAAGACTATTGGTGCCCGCGCCTCTAAAAACTGCTTGAATGTTCGCATTTATTTCTTCAACAACCTCAATAGTCGCTTTAACAACCTGTTGTTTTCTTTCAATAATTTGTTGTGTTCTTCTAGTAGCTCTAATAATTCTGATTTAAGATTTGGCATTTTAAATTCAGTTTCGGTTGGCTTTGCTGATTCCATTTTTGTAGATTCTAAGAGTTCTAAAGGTGATTTTAATTGCTTCAATGGCGATTGTGTTATATTTGTTATATTCATGCAGTATATATCAAACCACACAAAACTTCTGACTCCGTAATTTCTAATTTATCACGACATGCCTGCCGTATTGCTTTATACTGATTTACTTCTTTTGGTGGTTCTGAGAAAGATGGAGTTTGTCCACTGAAAAAACTGTCAAGAATTTCAGGGATGCGTTCCTGATCCCAAAAAGGAATATAAAGGATAGGAATATTACGTTGTTTTAGATATTTAAGTTTGCGGTGGTCACGTTTGATATATGAATAAAGGTTTTTGTACTTGGTGTTGTGCTTGCCACCAAAATAAACAGGAATGTAATGCGGTTCTCCTTGATACTCAATCAATCCTTTTTCGGTAGCAAAATCAAATCGTAAATTTCCAATTGAAGATTTTTTAAATCTGAATTGTGGTTTGAATATGATTTGGTTTTGTTCAAGGTATTCATAAATTATTTTTTCATTTCGAGATGTTTTACATTTATGACACCTCTTACCTTGTTTAAAATTACTAAAACGAATCTCTGATTTATTGCCGCACTTACAAATATAAGGCATAGATGTATTATTGCCAATATACTCCGTAGCAAGTAGTTTACACCCCCCATCAGCAAAATATTGTTTGACATATTCAAAGGAATGTTTCAATGATTTTGCTATTTTATTATTACCACAATTCCTGCACCTATGACCTACCTTAAAACTACCAAAACTAATTTTTGATTCATTACCACATTCACAAATATAAGGCATTGGAGCATCTTTGCCAGTATATTCTGTGGCAAGTAATTTACATCCATGATCCTCAAAATATTGTTTGACACACTCAAAGGAATGTTTATTTAATTGGCTTAGCCTCCTATTGCTGCATTTTTTACACCTTTGACCTTGTTGCAAATTATAGAATCTAATTTTTGATTCATTACCACATTCACAAATATAAGGCATGGAAGTACCACTGTTTTTATATTCCGTAGCAAGAAGTGTACATCCACGATCTTCAAAGTATTTTTTTACATATTCAAGGGAGTGTTTTTGTGATTTGACCATCTTTTTAGTGCCGCACTCTCTGCACCTATGACCTGCCTTAAAATTACTAAAACGAATTTTTGATTCATTACCACACTCACAAATATAAGGCATTGGTGTACTCGTGTCGATATATTCGTGTTTCTCAACAAGAAGTGTACACCCTTGGTTTATGAAATGTTGTCTCATTTCTTCAAAAGATGTTCTGCGTGCAAGACCACTCTTTTCAATTCCACAGAGTTTACACCTTTTCCCATGTTGAAAATTGTTGAAATTGATTTCTGATTTATTGCCACATTCACAAATGTAAGGCATTGAAACATTAGCATTAATATATTCCACAGCAAGAAGTTCACATCCATGATTCTCAAAATATTTTTTTACATATTCAAAAGTTAATTTTTTCAAAATCCACACTTGCCTCACTATATAAATTATGGTAAAATACGCCAAAAGGAGAAATTACCATGTATTTACAAGAACTGAACGGTATTCTACCCGCTCAAAAAGTAAAAATCAAGTATGACTGCAATGGTGGATTTGAACGTTGTGGTCAAGAGTGGGAGCTTAAATTAAAGGATGCTCAAAAGAATTTTAAGAAGAATGAAGGAAAACACATTTGTCGAAAGTGTACGCTACGACAAAAAAATCCGATGTTCGACAAAAAGAACGTTGAAAAGATCAAAAAGACTAATTTAGAAAGGTATGGAACTGAACACCCGCTAAATTCTGAAGAACACATCCAAGAACGCCGGGAACAACTCAAAGATCCAGAATTCAAGAAGAAATGGTTGGCAAAACACCGGCAAACATCACTTGAGAAGTATGGTGTCGAACACCATATGAAGAGTGAAGTCTCAAAAGAAAATCAAAGAAAATCAATGAGAGAGAAGTATGGTGTAGATTACCCATATCAATCCGAAGAGATTATGGCCAAAATGAAAAAACGTAATTTGGAAAAGTATGGAGTAGAAAATGCAGCATCTCGACCAGAAGTTCAAATTAAAATGGCAAAGACGAGATTAGAAAAATATGGAGTAGAGCATTATAATCAATTACCAGAAATGAGAGAATATTTAAGAGAACACTGTACAGAATGGCTGGCTGAAAGTTATAAAAATCCGTGGGCCAAAGGAATTACGAGGCCAGAGGAATGGAATCAGAAACAGAGGGAAACGGTTGCTAAACTTATTACCGAAGGCAATTGGCCAGGAGGATTTGTGTCTAATTGTCGAGGAAGATATAAAGCAAAAAAATGTAAAAAAGAAAACCCTCGGTTTCTATCTGGTTTAGAATTGCAAATGCACTTTTTTTTAGACAATCATCCAGATGTAGAATGGTATAATTATGAGTCTTTTGCTATTCCCTATTTAGATCAAGATGGCAAACAGCATCTATACTTTCCTGACTTTTTAGTTAAATATAAAAATGATCCATTAGAACACATTATTGAGACTAAAACATGGAAAGATAAGGATTCAATTACTGTGAAGTTAAAACATGACGCAGCAGTTGATTATGCAAATGAACGGAGCATGACATATACAATTTTATTTGATGAAGATGTGCAAGAATTGGGAATAGATTTAGAAAGTGTTAAAAATTTACCAGTAGTTGAATTATATTAAAAAAAGAACCCCAGCATTTTGCTGAGGTTCTTATTATTTATCGTCGTAAGTCCTTGTCTAGCAAGGAGTTCCGTCAAATCACAAAATTGGCAATCGAGAGGCGTGCGTAGAATTTAGCACCTTCTCTCAAAAGTTTTTTACCATATCTCGTTAAAATACCTTTTCTTGGGCAAAAATTCTCTGGGTCCAGAACCACTGGGGTCTGTGTCAGGGGGACGTATGGTAGGTAAAAATACCCAGCATCCATATAACTGTCGCCCTTGTAACCCATTAAAATCTGCCCTTGCGGGAAGAGCGGATCTTTGTATAATCTCCAGCGAGAATTTACTGTTCCGACGTATTGAATACCCAAGGAACTTGTGAATGTCTCGGAAGGAGCGGGTGCGAAACCAGCAGTTGCGGTTTCAAAAATGGAGGCTACTTCAGGAGAAGTTACCAACCAGTTGCAACCACCACGCAGAGTTTTACGGTGAACAACATTTGAAACTTCTACGACCTTGACATACAAGGATTCGTATTTTTCTTTAATTGTGTCACCAAGCGCGGTATTGAAATCCCAGGAGGAAATTGTGCCAGCGTTGTTTCTCAGGTCAGTGAGAACTTCACGGTCGATTTCCAAGTTAATTTCCTGAGCCAAGATAGCAGTTAATTCTGCTTCGGCGTCAAGATTGTGCTGAGATCGCAGGTCTTGCTGAGCTTCGTAGCTCCAAACGGCCTTCAATTTACGAGTCTTGGCTGCAACTTCTTCGGATTCGATAACCATGTTGATCTCAGGAAGATCAGGGTTACATTCCATGTTGTACTCATAATTTACAAGCACATAGTTTTCGCCAGGACCAGCCCCGCCACCACCAGTGTCAGACCACTGGACAACAACTTCACCCGTTGTAAGGTCCATTGAGGAACCTGTAGCAACTGGGGTATAGTCGGGGGAGCCAATTGTTGTAAATGTAAACGCACCATTTTCACCAACACCAAAAGTAGCGACTGCGGTTGTGCCATCAAAGACGGTACCTGTCATGCTACCAGCGAGGATTGGGGTGTGTTCAAGCGGAGCATAAACACTAACCATATCCAAGCCATCATCCTGAGAGCTAGTCTCGTTCTGGATGAACTGGTGGGAGTAGTAAATATCCAAGTTTGCATCACCAGATGCCAACTGTTGGAGGGTGTTTACATCGTCATCTGGATAGCCAGCGTTATTATCAGCACCACGGGTGGCACCTTTATTGCTGGAGTATCTAAATCTCAGGTAGTAAACCAAACCAGTTGGGCCAAGTAGCGGTTGAACGGAAACAATTTTATTTGCGATCAACTGCGGATAAATTCTACGGACCAACGGAATAGAAATTCTTTTGAACTGGGCGATGTCGCCAGTATCAGTAGAGACTTCGTTGAACAATCTCTGGTTTTCCAGAAGAACAGCAGTGCAAGAGCGGGTATAGTCATCATCTAAATCGCCTTTGACGCTCTTCAGCAAACCTGTTTTGTTCCAGAAGCCTTCGCATTCTTTTGCTTCGTTAAGAAGCCTTGAATTGCCACTAAACATATTTAATATCTCACTTATTTGCTAAGAAGAAATCATTTACTAATGCCAGCCAACTTTTGGGCAAGCTCTAGATCCATGTCAAAGTCTTCATTTAATTTTTGTTGATCATCTTCGTTTACGGCAGGTACTTCCGGTTCTCCACCTTCGCTGATAATCTTTTCGTCGTTTTCAAGAACGACCTGTCCTCTCCCCGTTGCATTCGCTGCCTGTTCAACTCTTTCTTTCTGTTCATTTAGCGTACGTGTATCCCGAAGGAGTCCCGCCGCCTCATTTAACTGTGATTGCATCTTGGTGTTTTCAGTTGAAAGGCGAATATTTCGACCTTCCATCATCTTCACCTGTGCTTTAAGTTTCTCAGCCTCAGACTGAGATTCTTCTAACTTTTTGCCAGTGGCAAATTGTATGTCTTCCTCAGATAAGTAATCTGATGTTAAATCTACAATCTTATCGAGAACAACTTTATGCTCGGCCATCAACGGATCGTTGGTAGCGTCTCTGTATGCTTGTTCGTAAATTTCTCGACCCTTAAGTTGCAGGAATTGATCAACTTTCTCTACGATATAAGTCTTCATATCGTTGAGTTTGCTTTCATATTCCTCATACATTGTGGATTCTATATCACTGTTTTTACCGCGTTCTTCGAGAATCATCTTGTAGGCTTCTTCATATTGTTCCTCAAGCATACCCTCGAATTCTTCGCGCATAGCTTCTTGTCTGTTTTGTTGTTCTTGAATGACTGCCCAAGCCTCACGGTAGCCTTCTTCAGCTACTTTTTCAGCTTCAGCAAGTTCTTTCGACAACTGCGTATATGCCTCATCCAAGTTCTTCTGGTATTCTGCCTCAAGTTCTTTTTTGGACTCATCTAGCATTTCTTGGACAGCAGAAGCTACGTCCTTTACTTGATCTTCCGGTAGAACTTTTTTAAGAGCTTCTTGTATCTTATCCATCGAATAACCTCGCTTTAAGTTCGGAAGTTTTGTCTTTAATAACGCCACCTAGAACGGCTACTAACATATTACTGTTATGTATGCTCGTAGCCTCATTTTTGGCAGTGTTATTATCATAATTTTGTGGCTGGACGGCTTCACGTTTAGGGCCGTTAGTCACTCGTTGCTGAAACGCGGCATAGGTTGACGGGTCTGCTACAGCATCAAAAGTGATTAATTTATAGCTTTCACCGATAACGAGAATACCTTCCTCGTTGACTTTGCCGTTTCCAACGCCTCTTGAACTGATACCTACTCTGATACCATCTTCGATGAGACTTTTTAACACTTTACCGCATGGTGTATTCAGGATTAATCCTTCACCCATGAGGTTGTTATTGTCCCACCACAAATTAGTAATGGCATGAGCAGCATCTTTAAAGTGAATAATACTATCAGTTGGGTGATCTAACTCGCCAACCAAACCTTTAGATTTCACCGTCTCATTAAGCCTTTTGATGTTCTCATCCAACACACTAAAAGGGTACATTCGCTTGTTTTTGTTGACCGCCTCGGCTTCTTGGAATTTACCTTTAAACGTCAGTAAACTCTTTCCGCCTGATGAGGAGGTGGCCTCATTTAACTCACATTCGTTGAGCAAGAAGCCGACATTTTCGACAAGAAGTGCATCTTTGTACTCCATGCCTGGAACGGAGTCATGCTCAACTAATAGTTGAAAATCGTTCATAAACCGCTCCTTTATTTGTCGATTACTAAATCTTGCTCTTTACCTTTATTCATCTTATATGTTTCAGGCGTTTCCGCTTGTGGAACATACGGATTTTGCAGGCTCGGCCAAGTATCAGAATTCTGAACTTGGGTCAAACCAGAATCGGAAGTCTTATCAACACCCGGCTCACCCTTCATGGTGAAGTCACCATAAGGTTGTGGAACATAAGGGTTATTCAAGGATGGGAATGTATCGGGTCCACCGACATTAGCCCAAGACTTGCTTCGCATTTGGTCAGCAAGACCACCTTTATAATTCTTACCATCACTTACCGGAGCCACGTCGCCCCAATCACCTGAGAAATCGCCCTTTGGTGAGTAACCAGTTGCAGCATTTTGTGCCATTCTTGGGTGATCTCCACTTACGGTTTGATGCGTGCTGTTTGAAGGAGACCAAGGCTTGGTTTCAAGATTAGTTTCAATTAAAACTTGAACCCATTCTGCGATTTCCTCAGCCAATGCAATATCAGGTGTCATTTGGCCTTCGCAAATAGCGTGTAGGTCTCGCATGAAACCTTCAGCCTGTTCACCAACGACTTCATCGCCACTACGTCGTGCAGTTTGATAAATCTCGCCAACAGCAGTATAAAGATCATAAAATGCTTGCATTTCAAGAGATGTGGCTTCATCAATGTAAGGATAGAAACCTTCGACTGTCTCTTGGAAACAATCAAAACCATCACACTCTGGGTTCTTAGCGATTTTAAGAATCTTCTCTACTTTGTCCTTATGAACATCAAAGGCGGTCCTAAGAATACCTTCGGCCATAAAAGTGCAAACCTGATCGTCATAATTCTTGACGTTTGCGGATTCTAATGCTTCACCAAGCATTGCTGAAAGTTCACTTTGAGACAAGTAAATTACACTCGGCCATTGAGTTACAATGTTTTCCAGCGTCTCTTGTAGAGCGTTGGAATCATTAAAAGCATTTTGTCTCTTTAAGTGAGCAACTGCGGAGCAGAATTCTGTGTTTTCGCCTAGACTCTTGCTGGCTGCACGATGATAGGTTAATTCGTGGGTAAGTGTGTTATACTTAAGTTTTAGAATTTTACCTTCATTTCTGACTGATGTTCTGGGAATACGAAGTGCTGATACATTACCGCCGTCATCATAACGAGCATTACACTCATCAAGAGTTGGTCCCAAATGTCGGTAATCGACATAACGAAGGACGTTTTCACTGATGCCCATTAAAGCATTAGCTGTGTCCTCTTTGACCACGGCTCGATAGCCCTTTGGAAGTTTGTGGCTTTTATTCCACCTTTTAAGGACTGCACCACGTCGTTTTCTCTCAGGACGATTTTTTCGTCTGTTCGCCGTCCTGTGACCTTTCTTAGAGCGAGACGCTTGACCGGGGCGATGTCGTCCAGGTCTAACTCTCACTTTCATCACCTTCATTTCATTGAAGGTTCTTCGCACGAAAGGCAGATCAATATATTCTTCAAATATAGCATTTGCCTTTTCTTCTTCGCCTTCTAACAACTCATCAACCATTTTCCCAAGGATACCCTTGGCATTGTCTCTTTCTTGGGATTCATCCACCACCAACTCTTCAATATTTTCAAGAGTTAGAGCTTCTTTATCCATTTGATAAGTTGCGTGAACGTATGTTTCATCTTGTGTTTCGTAGAGAACAGTCGAGTCGCTTAGACAGTGCATCTTTACATCTTTGCCTAGAGCGTGAGAAACGACATCCTCAGCCTCAGCAAGTTCATATTCCGCAGTTGTCAGCGAACCCTGTTCCAGTTTGTTAAACACGTCAAAATCAATTAATTTGCGCTTCATAATTATTTGACTCCTTAAGCCGATGTAATTTGCTCGCTTGTTCTGTATATATTAGGGTGGCTATTATTTTTGGGCTAAACATTGAAAATAGCGCCACACTTTGGATACATAGCCCATAGTCTATAGTTATCCTCATAGGACCAAAAATGAGAACATTTAAAGAGTTTACAGACGCTAAAGACCAGGCATCAACAGAGATTACACCCCCAGAAGGTGAAGATAATACCGCAAATGATGCAATGCATCACCTGGACAGAGCAATTAAAAAAGCTGTCCAAATTGATCCAATAAAATTAGCAAGTCTTATCGAACGAGAGTTCCACGATCAAGAAATTGAAGACGCTATAATGCAATTTAAAAATAACAAAGGATCTATTAAGAGGCCCCGTGATGACGGATTAGGGGATTTAGGTGATGATTCAGTCAAATTTGGGAATGAACACCCAGATGCATCATCTTCAGGTATGGAGGATGGTGGGGAATAATCAGAAGGGCACTTCGTCGTGGTCTTCTTGCGCACGTCTTGCTGCCGAAGCGGCCTTTTTGGCTTTGCGCCAAGGTCGCTTTTTAGTTGGCATTTTTCCGCCTACAAGCGTGGGTTCTGGTGGCTCATAATCTCCCCATCTATCTGTTTCTGAATCCAACATTGCTTGATAATCTGAATATGGGTTACTGCCTTCCCAAACAGGATCAATTAAAACCAAATCCCCATTATTTCTTTTCATAATATTTTCAGGATGCATGTCTAAAGCACACTCTTTTACACCTTGACACACTAAAGCAAGCCCCTCATAAAGAGTTTTTATCTTGGGGTTTCTCTTGAATACATCAAATAAATCCTGATACCTTTTTACCTTAACAGTTTGTGGCTGTGCCCCATTTCTTCTTTCTTTAAAACTGGGACGAATCACCTGTTCAACTTCAGCATCTCCCACGCCTCTTTTTACAGCGTCAACATATGAAAGACCCTCTGGATACCAGTCTATGATGATTTTTGCCAATTGTGCATCAACTGGTTGTAGCAACTCTATTCTGGCGATGTAAGTTGTTGCTTCCTCTGGTGTTCGTTTATAAAATGGAACAACTTTTTGAGGCGGGCCAAAGAGTTTCGGGAATGCAGAGTGAGATGTCTTGTAAGCAAATCTTGCAAACCTTAAATAGTTCACATCATGGAACATCTTTAATACATACGGCCATCTAGGGTGGCTAAAAACAGAGGCGTGTCTACCACCGCCAGCGTATTCTCCACCACTTGCCTCAAATTCCTTCATTAATTGATCCCAGGTTTTGTTGCGATGTTCAGGATTTAACAAAAAATCTGAAACCGTATCAAAATCCTCTGTTATGAAGAATTCGGCAAATCCCTGCATTACATTTCACCCCAGTCAATGTCCTCCACGTCTTGCTCTCGACCGTAATCCAAGATTTCAAGATCATACTTCTTAATATCATCTTCACCCGCGTCAGCAATTGCTGAAGCAGCAGCACCGCCTTGTGGTTGTTGTGGTTGTGCTTCGCCTTGCGGTGGGCCACCGCCGCCTTCAGGAGCCGGTAGTCCAGGTGGTTGCTGTTGTTGTTGTTCGTCACCCAACATTGGATTAGGACCACCTTCTTTTGCTCCAACTTCTTGTTCGGGAGGCTGTTGTGGTGCAACACCTAGAAGAATTGGATTTTGTGCCAAAACTTGAATCTTTAAATCCTCAAGTTTCTGAATTTTCAGACGAGCCAATTTCTCTTCAGCTTCTTCTGGCGTCATCTTCATCCAATCCACCATAATGTCGTAATCTGAAAAGAGTTGCGCCCCTTTTAAGTTGGTGGCATTTGCAATCCTATTAGTCACCACTTCGGCACGACTTAACTCTTTCCAATCAGAGGGCGGGGTTAAATTAATTAGCAAGTCTTCATAAGTCTCTTCGGGGAAGCCTCGCAGTTTAAGGTGTCTATCACAGATTTCCCAGATACCATCTTCAACAGATTGTTGCAGTCTTTCGATGTGTCGAGCAAATTTAACATCTTGTGCAGACAGGGTGATTCTGGTTGCGTTTGGGTCTTCATTGCTGAAGTAGTTTTTGGGGAAGTTCATGGCAGTAAACAGTTTGTTGCGGAAGTAAACTGCGTCGTCAATTTCACCCAAGTTCTGAGCACCCGGCAAGGTCTCAATTCTAGTATTGGATTGCGCACGAATGGGAATCCAGTAATCTTCATCTGCTGCTGGTGGGTGCCATCTTTCCTCTACTTGAGATGCCCCTGGCAGACCTGTCCTAGTGGATGCTACCTTTTTCTTTCTAAATTGGTCTTTAAGTCTCTCAATGAACGCTTCAGCTTTGAACGGAGGCAAAGAACCCACATCGACATAAAACACACGTCGCTCAGGAGCGCGTGTAAGTCGATAGACCACCATAGCATCTTCCATTAACCTCAATTGATGGGCAGGACCACGGGCTGCTTCGACCAAACTAACTCCATACGGGTAATAGGTTTTTCTATCGTCCCCAATTCTGACATGGACTATTTGTTCGGGAGCAAAACGAATGGCGGTAGATTGCCTTAATTCTTGCTCAGTAGCCTGCGTTACAGGCGAGCGCGTGAGAGATTCTGTATCAGGACCATCTTTAGACTGTTGAAATTCAATGAGGCGTCCTTTTGTCGTTTCAATACGAAATACAGACTCCGGTGGAAGCATGTTTACTTTTAATACTCCGCTTTTAGGGTCTTCCATATTCGTACAGAGTTCGCCAAACCAATCGCCAAAGATATAGAGGTTTTTAATCCAGTTCCACATACGCCGATCAAGATTAATCATTTTGCGATGGAACAGAAGAAACTCTAGCTCTTTCAACACTTCTTTGTTTGAGACTCGAATCTCACATACGTGGTCATCGTCATTCTTTTGGCAGTTGTGGAAAACAACCGTCTCACCGCAGAAGTTTTCATGGTCTTTTACCGACAAGTCGTAGACCTTCATTTCTTTCCACGGCATCACGCCTACAACACGACGATTGCCACCATTGGCCGTTTTTTTAGCCAGTTGATGAATTTCCTTGTAAGAAAGACCATACTTGTGCATCCAAGATTCCAAAGTCTTCCATTGGTGTCCCAGTTCTTTTGATATTTGCTGAGTTGTTAGTCCACCACTAATAAGACGAGTGATTTTATTTACGACTTGTTCTTTGTCGTCTACCTTACCAGTTCGCCACTCATTGATGAATTGTCGTTCATGTTTCCACCCATCAGTTTTTGTGTGGACTCTGGGGAAATGACCAGTTTTTGTCTTAGTAAGATTGTGATTAGCTGGCACCCTGTAAAATGGCATAAGTTCATAGCCATGTCTTATGTCGCCCGCTTCAATCCATTCCCCATCAGCCGTTAATACCCTGTGGTCAAGGGTGGATATGAAATATGTGCCATCGTCTAATAAAATCTTAACCGTTTGGTCAGTTTTCACATAACGAGGATCATAAGCCCAACCCAAAGTGTAATCATTTTTCTCGAAATCCCAACAATAAACCAAGAACTCTTCGGTCTTGTTTTCTGCCAGCCATTCGATACTTTTAAGTCCATCGAAAAGAGTATTGATAAGAGTATCACCAGCTAAACAGGACTCATCAGCAAAGACGGTCATTGCCGTCTCAATTTCTGCTACGTTCCTTAGCCTTTCATATTCTTTATATCTACTTTGTCGATTGGTGACGGAAGACAAGTCAATGAAGTCATTGGTGTCACGCAGTCGAATCATACCTCGACCGCCACCCCAGAAACTTCCGTCTTGTCGTATGTCCGGTATCGCGTCAGGTTGACTGATACCTGCACCTGTTAAAGGAGCGTCGTCATCTTTTTGCGATAAAGGATCTTTGGTCCCCAACGCATACTGCCACAGTTTAAAATAATCCCACCAGTTAGCCATTTTTTACCTCAATAATCCTACACTATACTATTTTGTACAATGTAGCTACTCCTTTATATAGTAATTTTTGGCAATGAATTAGACTGGGATATATGAAACACGTCTTGTTTTTAATCAGTCATATTGGGTCCGGTTCCGATTTCTTATTTGACATTTTAAATAATAATCCTCGAATTCAAGGCTACCGAGTGCCTGTAATTTATGACAATTACCCAATAGTTGAGCAATTAACAACGCTCCCACATAAAACAAACAACACAGCCTCTATTTGGATGGATGAGTTGTTGTTCAACTATTCGTTGGGCGATCCGCGCATGTATGACTTGTTTTCTTTCATATTCCTTGTCAGAGAAGCCAAACCTTCATTAAACGCCATCGTATCTGCTGGATATTCTCAACGAGGCGCAATGTATTATTACAAATAT